GGCGATCCAAGCCATCCGCCAGGTAACAATGGCGTTTGGTAAGATCAAATTGGAGTGTTCTGATGAACGAATCCAGGCCGCGCTATCGGCGTACGTCGAGTGTGAGCGTGCAGTCCGCGCTGGTGATCGCGCTCGTAGCCATGATGATCTCATGGACTACAGGCGTATGGCTCATCTCCTCTGGAGGAGCCTCAATTCCCGTCTCGATCGAAAGATCTACAACGGAGAGTTGATCCCAGCACATGGTCCCGGGTCGGTTGCTGATCGTAAGAAAGGCAACCGCAAGTGGATATTCAACGAATATTCAACCCGCTTGGACAAAACATTCGCTTATGGCGAATGGTGTGTTCCTTCGTGGTCACTTTGGTGGCACACGAACCATGTGGACTTCCGCGAACCCGGAAATGAACGGCCCGTAAGGGTGATTCATGTTCCTAAAACGCTGAAAACACCCCGCATCATTGCTGTGGAGCCTAGCTACATGATGTTCATGCAGCAAGCTCTACTGGCAGAGATGAAGGAGGAATTTCGAGATGATGTTAATGCTCGAAATTTCATCTGCTTCGATAGCCAAGAGCCTAACCAACTTTTGGCTAGAGAAGGTTCCCTTCACGGGGACCTTGCGACTCTTGATCTTAAAGAGGCGTCAGATCGTGTTTCCAATCAGCTTGTCCAAGAACTCTTTCATTACTTTCCTCACTCGCGTGAGGCAGTGGATGCAGTGCGTTCTAGATCGGCTGATGTACCTGGCCATGGAGTAATCCGCTTAGCCAAGTACGCTTCTATGGGTTCAGCGCTGACCTTCCCCCTTGAAGCAATGGTCTTTATGACCATTGTCATGTTAGGGATAGAGTCGGCTCTCAATCGCAAACTTACCCAAAAGGACCTCACGGCCCTCTACGGGAAAGTGCGTGTTTACGGGGATGATATCGTAGTCCCTGTAAAATATGTGAGTTCCGTGATAGCATCACTAGAGCGCTACGGCGCTGTAGTGAACACTCGAAAGTCTTTCTGGACTGGAATGTTCAGAGAGTCCTGCGGGGAGGATTTCTACGCCGGTGTACCCGTAAAGGTAGCCCGAGTACGTAGATTGTTCCCTGGTTCACGGAAGGATGTGAAAGAGCTGGAGTCAACCGTTGCACTGCGTAATCAGCTTTTTGAGCTTGGTTACGAAAATACGGTAGGCTGGCTTGATAATCTTCTAACAAAGAAGAAATTGTTAGGTCGTCACTTTCCTTATGTTGCAAAGGAAAGCCCTGCTCTCGGGAGATGGGCATACGGTGGAGCTTACGAAGTTCACCATATGCATGAGGATCAGCAAAGGCCTTTGGTAAAGGCCTATGTTGCTAAATCCAGGATACCAAAGAATTCAATCAATGGATATCCTGCACTCCTGAAGGTGTCCCTCAAGCGGTCTCAACAACCATTTGAGGATTCACGACATCTCGAGCGTTCTGGACGCCCTTCAGTCGTCGACATCAAACTGAAGTGGGTGCGCCCCTTGTAAAAGGGAAACCGGATTAACAATCCGGGCGCTTGGCCGAAAGGCCGGTGGAGAGAAGTTG